TGCTAACTGGCGGCGCAGACTATCTCCAGCTCGGCGCAAAGATCAGCGACCTGCAGCTCGTGGAGACGATGCACTACGGCGTGGAAGCCATCGCGCGCATCTACGGCGTGCCGCTCCATCTGCTCCAGTACCCAGGCGGCAACACCTCATACGCCTCGGTCGAGTTGATCGGCATTGAGTGGCTGCGCCTCGGACTCGGACCAATGATCGCGCGCCTTGAGGCATCATTCCAGCGCATCGTGCCAGGAGCCGAGCAGACCTTCTTGAAGTTCACGCTAGACGGCTTGCTGCGCGCGACCACGCAGGAACGCTACAACGCCTACTCCACCGCGCTGAACAACGGTTTCCTGTCCGTGAACGAAGTTCGTGCGCTTGAAGATCGCTCGCCAGTGGACGGTGGCGCAGAGTTCTGGAAGCCGCTGAACATCGGCACACTTGGCGACACGGAGCCGACAGAGTAATGCCGTACTTCGTCACCGATCAGTCCCCAGACTGCAACGGCTGGGCGACCGTCAAGGAGGACGGCGAGGTCATCGGCTGCCACGACAGCAAAGAAGATGCGCTCGCGCAGATGGTTGCCGTCTCGCTCGGCGAAGGCATTGAGCCAGGCGGCGAGTATTCAGCCGCGCGCGTCCTGCCTGATAACTACCGACCTGCACTCTCTCCTGACGTGCCAGAAGGCCGCGCCTGCGGCAACTGCGTCTTCTACAACGAAGCCAAGATTGAGGGCGACAAGGCGTACTGCGAGAAGTGGGACGACTATGTGAGTGGCGCCTACTACTGCAACGCCTGGCAGCCTGACGATGGCGGCGAGGAAGATGACCAAGTGCGCGTCCTGATTGACGTGCCGCAATACATCCAAGAGGCGGCCGAGAAGGGTCTGACCTACGAGCGCAACGGCTTCGCTGGCGAGGGCTTGACCGAGCAGACCGTTGAAGAGGCGCGGCAGCTGCGCGCTGGACAAGTCGAGGATGACAAGGTGACGCGGATGCGCGCGTGGATTCTGCGACACCGTGGCGACTGGGAAGGCGTACCACGCAACAGCAACTCGGACGACGAATCGTTCCCAGGACCAGGTGCCGTGGCCGCCTATCTTTGGGGCGTTGATCCCACAGCAGAGAATGGCGCAGATCGCGTCCTAGAATGGGCAGATGGCGTCTTGGCGCCACTGGCCGAAGAAGAGAGGTTTGACGTGAAGGAACTTGAAACTCGCGCACTCCCGATGGGTGAGTTCACCGTTCGAGAAGACGAAGACGGTCAGAAGACCTTCACTGGCTACGCCGCGCTCTTTGGCGCACCGTCGGCTGGACTTCCGTTCACCGAGGTCATCGCTCCAGGCGCCTTCCGACGCACGCTCTCGCGCGTTGCTGACGGCAAGAAGATTGTCTCCTTCCTATTCGGACACGACGAGACGCGCGCACTCGCCACGACCGCGAGCGGCCGCCTCACGCTGACCGAAGACGAGCGCGGCTTGAAGGTTGAGGCTCGCCTTGACCCAGCCGATCCAGACGCCGCTGGCGTCATCTCCAAGCTGACGCACGAGGCGTTGGCGATGGGTATGTCCTTCGGCTTCACCATCCCAAAGAACGGCGATGAGTGGAACGAGGATGAGCGCACGCTGCGCGAAGTGAATCTATTCGAGGTGAGCGTCCTCTCCGCAGGACAGACTCCCGCCTACCCAGCGACGCTGGGCTTGACCTCCGTTCGCAAAGTCGCGTCCCGAATGGGCGTAGACGGCGACCGGCTTATCTCAGCCATCGAGTCCTTGAAGTCGGCGCAACCGCTGACCGAAGAGGATGTCGAGGTGATTGAAACCGTCACGGAGAAGTTGGCTCCGAAGCGCACAGGGGTGGACCCATCCATCGCTCGCGCCAAGTTGCTGCTCGCCGAGATGGAATCAGAATCGCTCTAAAAGCCACGAGACCCCGCCCCGCTGCGCTAGTACGCAAGCCCGCGATCAGGTCATCCCGCTAGGCGAGCCGCAACATTGTGGAAACCAATCAAGACAAGGAGACAGAAATGTCAGACGCACGAAAGTTGCACGAGAAGCGTGCCAACCTTCTGACCGAGGCTCAGTCCATCGTGACCGAGCTCGCCGAGAAGGGCGAAGCGCTTGAGGGCGAGTCACAGGCTCGCTTTGAGAAACTTACTTCGGAGGCTGCAACCGTTGCGGCCGCAATCCGCTCAGAGAAGGAAGCCACGGAAGCACGAAGCGCTGCTGATGCAGTTCGCGCCGAGTACGCCACGGCAATCGCTCCGAAGGTTGAGAAAACCGAAGGCTCGAACGACGAACTCCGCGCACTTGCCCGCAACGGCGGCGTGCAGGTGTTCGAGTACCGCGACGTCACACGCAGCACTGGCCTGGGCAACCCAGTCACCATTGCTGACCGCGTGAACGTAGTTGCGGCACAGTTCAACCCATTCATTGACCCAGCAATCGTGACTGTGGTTCGCGCAAGCACCGGCAACAACATCCAGTTCCCACGAGTCACGGCTCTTGGAACCGCTGGATCGGTTGCTGAGGCTGGCACGATCGGCGAGTCGGACGGAACGCTCAGCGCGCTGTCCCTCACACCAGTCAAGTACGCGACGATTATTCAGGTGACGGAAGAGCTCGCAACTGATGCGGCGTTCGACCTATCCGCGATGATCGCCGACAAGTGCGGCGCCGAAGTCGCAGTTGCTCACGGTGCATTTGCTGGTACGGCAGTCGCGGCTCAGGCTACGATTGGCGCAACTGGCTCCGGCACGGTGTCAATCAACCCAACCTTCACCGACCTTGCGAAGCTGAAGGCGTCTGTGAACCAGGCGTACCGACGCGCACCAAAGGCTGGCTGGTTGATGAACGACACGACGCTCGGCGTTGTGACTGGTCTCGTGGATACGGCTGGACAGCCAATCTTCCGACCAGGCGATGCGAACACTCCAGATCGACTCCTCGGAGCACCGATCTACAGTGCAGCACTTATTGACCTGACCGATGACACTGCAGGCGCAATCCTGTTCGGTGACCTCGGACAGATCTACACCGTCCTCGTGGGCGGGGTGCAGGTTGAAGTCTCCCGCGAGTTCGCGTGGAACCTCGGCCTCATCTCCTACAAGGTTCAGGTGCGCGGCGCCACTGGGCTGTCACAGGCTTCAGCGGTCAAGTCGTACAAGTCAGCCAACGTCTAATCCGTTAGACACTAGGTTGAGCGGCAGGGAGTCGGGCTTCGGCTCGGCTCCCTGTTGCATTAGAGGGAGGGCAGAATGAGCATCTGGCACAAGATCAAGAAACTGGCTGCGAAGGGGTCTCCTAGAATCAACGTAGAGGCACATCCCAGCCTCGTAGAGCGCGCCATCGTCGTAAGGTGGGGCAATACAGCCACAATCAAGCGAGCGCCCGCCAGAGAGCGGGAGAAGGGCAAAAGCGAGTGAGCGAGCAGCGCATCAGCAGCAGGCAGGTCACGGTCGGCACGGCAGCCGTTGCCGTCGGTGAGGGGCTGGTCCCAGGCTCGACCTTTGTTCTGCACGCGGACACGCCAGGGGACCACGACATCTTCATCGGACCGCTGGGCGTCACCATCTCCACTGGACTTGCGCTGCACAGTGGCAGCACCCTGACAATCAACGTTCCTGAGCGGGTGCAGTTGTATGCTGTCACCGACTCAGGGACACACACCCTGTACGTCCTACAAATCGGAGGCCGCTAAATGTCCTACGCAACGCTCGCAGAGTTCAAGAGCGCCATCGGGATCGGCACTGCCGACGTCACCGATGACACCGCGCTGCAGTCAGTACTTGATGCAACCGATGCGCTGATCGACCTCTACACCGACCGCAAGAACGGCTTCGGCACGGCGACCGAGACGCGCTACTACACCGCGACCGACTATCAGTACGTCCTGATTGACGATCTTGTGAGCCTTACAACGCTGACGACAGACGACGATGCCAACGGCACCTACGAAACCACGTGGACGGTGAACACGGACTACAACCTCGCGCCAGCCAACGCTGCGCTTGAGGGCTTCCCTTATAACGAGATTGACGTGTCCGTGACGTGGCCGCGCAACTTCCCGCGCGACGTCTATCGCGGCGTCAAGGTGGTCGGCGTCTTCGGATGGCCAGCAGTGCCAAGCGCCGTCAAGCAGGCAGCAATCATTCAAGCCGGCGCAGTGTGGTCCTCGCGCACCTCGCCGTTCGGCGTGATCGGCTCGCAAGACCTCGGCGGCATCCTTCGCCAGTCGCGTGCGCTTCACCCTGAAGCGCAAGTGCTGCTTGAGGCATACCGAAGGCGTGAAGGTCTGGCTCGATGAGCTTTGACGACCGGACGATCATCGGTGGACTCGCCGCGCACCTGACCGCGAAGACGCCACCAACTGGCTACGTGCTTCGCACCGTTCACGCCTTCCCACCTGACAATCTTGCGGTCGTCCCAGCGGCGGTGATCATCCCAGGCGATGACTCCATCGGCTACGGCGCAAGCAACCGGCAGATCGCGCTGACGCTGAACGTGGTCATCTACATCCAGCCGCAGGCTGACCTCGGCCGCAAGTATGCGGACCTGATGACGTGGCGCACTTGGCTGCGCGACAGCCTGATTGACGGCGTGACGCTCGATGGCACGGACGCCGTGGCGCAGGCAAGCGTGACCTCCACCAACATCGGCACCGACACGTGGGGCGATGCGGACTTCCTGACGATCACCGCAACGGTTGAAGTCTCAAGCGTGGAGGCAATCGCAACCAGTGCCTGACCTCAAGAAGCCTCTGAGCTACCCAGTGATCAGCCACATTGACGTGCAGTTCGTGCCAGGCTCAATCCCACAGGGAGAGTTCGTGGCTGGTCTGCCTGCCGACGGTAGTATCATCAGCGCACCTGTGGTTCAGGCAGAGGCTTGGATCGCAGCAGGAATCGCCAAGCGTGCCGCGACTGCGGCTGAAGACAAGGAGAACGACTAATGCCAGCCGCATCCGCAGGGAACGTACTGTTCAGCAAACTGGTCGCCTTCAAGGAGACTACGCCTGGAACCATTCCAACGCTGACCAGCGGCGGCCGCAAGCTGCTCGTGACGCCAACTGGCGTCATCTCCGAAGGCACAACGATTGAACTTGGAACCGAGCGATCCGTTGCACTTCGCAACCCGCTCATCGGCTCCACCGGCACAATCGTCTCTGTTGAGCCAACGCTCAGCGCGACCGTCCCTGCCGTAAGCGTCGGCGAACTTCCACTCTGGCTCTCAATGACGCGCACCGATACACCTTCAGGAACAGCTGCGCCATACGAGTGGGACTACGACTACTCGATGACAGCGGCGAACTCGCCGACTTCCTACACGTTGATCGCAACCGACGGCACGCAGGCATACGCCGCGAACTACTGCTTGGCTGAGTCAATCACGATTGCGGCAGACCGCAACGGACTGACGAACCTGAGCGCTAACCTCTTCGCGCAGCAGATCGCCAAGAACAGCGCGACGCTTGCCGAAGGCACGCCAACCTCGCCGTTTATGGCAGGACGCCTCTGGAACGCCTTCCAGCACGGCAGCACCTTCCCAGGCACGGCTGACGGAACGGCATACGAATACCTGCTCGACTTCTCACTGGAGTTCAACGCAGGCATCACGCGCCAGTCGTACCTTGCAGGCACGACCGTGTTCAGCACGCACGCCGAGAGCAACCCATTCAGCGGCACGCTGACGATGACGGTGAGCAGCACGGCGAGCGCAGTCTCAACGTGGTACGACGCATACAAGGCAGCGACCCCGAAGGGCGTGCGACTGACGTGGAGCAACGGCACCTACTCGGCACACATCCTTGCGATGATCGTCCCAACGGAAGTCCAGCAGATGGCTGGCGCCGAAGATGGTCTGACCACGATGGCCGTGACTGGAACGCTCGTCTACGACACGGTGAGCGCGAAGAGCCTTCGCATCGTCGTGAATAGCGACTTGGCGGCGTTGCCGTAAGTTCAACCTAGTAGCAGAGGAGGAGGCTAGATGAGCCAGAGTAAGCCACAGTTCCGCACCGTTGAGATCACCCTGTCCGCGCCGTTTGACGGCTGGACAGCCACGATGAAGGCAGAGGGCGTTCCTGCTCGCGTCTTCATTGAGTTGCAAAGCGGCAGCGCCGAGCGCGCACTGAACGCACTGCAGAAGCTCGTGATCACGCACAACTTCCTGACAGACGATGGCGCACCAGCGGCAGACGTGCTTGACGCACCAATGGACGCACTCAGCGACGCGATCACGAAGTGGAGCGACGCGGTAGCAGCACTCCCCCCTCGATAAGGCTCGACGCCCAGCGGCTGGCGGCGGGTCGGACTCTCTCGCCGCATCCACTCATCGCAGCGCACCTGATCGGTGAGAAGTTCCACATCCCACCGCACGAGGTTCTGGAGTGGGACGCAGGAGACTTCACTCGTACACTGGCGCTAATGTCCGACCTTCAGCCAAAGGAGAACAGTGGCCGCTAACTCGCTTGACCGACTGACAATCTCCTTCAACGTGGACTCGAACTACAAGGCGTTGCAGCTCGGCTTCCT